TAACTGGAGCTGCTAGTGTAAATGGTACAGGTGCTGAATTTGATATCATTACTTCAAATAGCGAATCATTAACATCAATTGATGTAGTAACACTAGGTTCAGATTATAGAGTAGGAGAAACAATTACGTTCACTTCACAATCATTAGGAGCTACAGAACCTAATGGTACAGATTTAGAAATAACTTTAACTTCAGATAATATAACATTAGCAAATGCTTTTACTTTAGAAACTATAGGCCAAGGTGAAATCATGAACAGTGATTCAACTGAAACAGCTGCAGGTTCATTACCTAATGGTTCTTCAGATAACCTAAGATGGGAAATTGTTAATCCAAACACATCATCAGGAGTATTTAGTGTAGTAATTAGAAGAGGTGATGATAATACTAAAAACAAATCAGTTTTAGAAACATTTACAAATGTATCATTAGATCCAAAAGCTCCAAATTATATAGCTAGAGTAATTGGTGATCAAAAACAAGAAGTATTAGGATCAGGAACAGATGTTTATGTTGGAACAACAGGTAACTACCCAAATGCTTCAAGATACGTAAGAGTAAGTTCAGTAGATTTAAAAACTCCAGATTATTTAGATAATGATGGTATTGCAAAATCAGAATTTGTAAATGATATACCAGGAGCTCAAAGTGGTGTTTTTGGTTCAGCCGAAGGTTCAATTTTAACAGGAACTGGAAAATATTACGATGAAATTAGTGCTACAGATTCACAAGGATTAAAAGGTGGTAATTATACAGATGCTCTTAATTTGTTAGCAAATAAAGATGATTACAGATTTAATATAATCACAGCACCAGGTTTAATATATGAAAATGCTGATCAAGCAACTCCATTAAATTCTTTAGTATCAAACATTGAAAGTAGAGGTGATGCTATTATAGTAATGGATCTTAAAGGATATGGCGCTACAGTAGTAGGAACTACTACAACAGCAGCTAGTGTAGATAGCTCATATGTAGCTTCTTACTGGCCATGGGTTCAAATTTCAGATACTGACACAGGACAATTAGTATGGGTTCCGGCTTCAACAATGATGCCAGGTGTTTATGCTAATAACGATAGAACATCAGAAGCATGGTTTGCACCTGCAGGAATTAATAGAGGTGGTTTAGGTAATGTTATACAAGCAGAACGTAAATTAACTCAAGCTAATAGAGATGCTTTATACACAGGTAAAGTAAATCCAATAGCAACATTCCCAGGAAGAGGAGTTGTAGTATTTGGACAAAAAACACTACAAACACAATCAAGTGCTTTAGATAGAGTAAATGTAAGAAGATTGTTAATTGAATTAAAAGGATACATAGCTCAAATTTCTGATGTATTAGTATTTGAACAAAATTCAGCAGCAACAAGAAACCAATTCTTAAGCCAAGTAAATCCATATTTGGAAAGTGTTCAACAACGTCAAGGTTTGTTTGCATTTAAAGTAGTAATGGATGATAGTAATAATACAGCTGATGTAATTGACAGAAATCAATTAGTAGGTGCGATTTATATCCAACCAACGAAAACAGCTGAATTTATTTACTTAGATTTCAACATTTTACCAACAGGAGCTACTTTCCCAGCGTAAAAATTTAGAAATCGAATATTTATAATTGAATAAAAAAATAGCAAAATAAAAATAAAATGGCAGTATTAGATCCAAACGAAATATTTTTCACAGCATTTGAACCAAAACAAGCAAATAGGTTCGTCATGTATGTGGATGGCATCCCTTCATACCTTATAAAAGGAATTAGTGGAATGGGATTCTCACAAGACGAGATAACATTAAATCACATCAATACTTACCGTAAAGTTAAGGGTAAATTGAGATGGAATGACTTATCAATGACATTATTTGATCCGATTACACCCTCAGGTGCTCAATCAGTGATGGAATGGGTAAGATTACACCATGAATCAGTTACAGGTAGAGATGGTTATTCAGATTTTTACAAAAAAGATTTAACCATTAATGTATTAGGTCCTGTAGGTGATGTAGTATCAGAATGGATTATCAAAGGTGCTTTTATCAAAGATGCTTCATTTGGAGATTACAATTGGGATGATGATGGAACTGCTATTAATTTAGATGTAACAATAGGTATGGATTACTGCGTATTGAACTACTAGAATAAATTTTATCATATGTTTTTGAAAGGAGCTTGGTTTTACCAAGCTCTTTTTGTATCTTCCATTATAATTAAATTTTTAACACCAAAACCAAATCAATATGGAGACAACAATTTTTATTTTAGTAGTAAGTGGGTATATTATGTTAAACACAATTTTAATTTATTCAAATTATAGAACAATTAAATCCCAACAGAAACAGATTAATGAAAATCTTGATTTAATCAATTCACTAGATCAAAAAATCCATATGACAGAACAAAGTTGTGTAGGATATACAACACAAACAGTTAAAAATACTAATGGAGAGTTAGAAGCTTTGTACAAGCATGTTGATACAAAAATGATAGAACTATCAACCCAGATATACAAGGATTTTGACATTAAAAAAACACAAACAAACGTTTATTAAACGAAAAACAACATTCTATAATATTTATACATGAAATTAAGTTATAACAAAATAAAATTTATATGAGCGAATTTAAGTTCCCAACAGAAATGGTAGAACTACCTTCTAAAGGTTTAGTATACCCTGAATCAAACCCACTTTCTTCGGGTGAAGTTGAAATGAAATATATGACAGCAAAAGAAGAAGATATTTTAACTAACCAAAATTACATCCAGGACGGAACTGTAATTGAAAAGTTATTAAAATCCCTAATTGTAAGTAAAGTTAAATATGACGATCTTGTTGTAGGAGATAGAAATGCTATTATGGTAGCAGCTCGTGTCTTAGGATATGGTAAAGATTATGTTTTTAATTTTTTAGGAAAAGAAGAAACTGTAGATTTATCTCAAATTGAATCTAAATATTTAAGTGAGGAATCAATTCCAACCAAAGGGGTAAACAAATTTGAATATACATTACCTACAACAGGAGCTACAATTGAATATAAGTTATTAACTGGAAATGATGATAGAGAAATCCGTCAAGAGATTAAAGGTTTACAAAAACTTAACAAAAAAGCATCTCCTGAAATATCAACTCGTTTGAAACATATGATTGTATCAGTTGATGGTAATGAAGAAAATAGAGCAGTTAGAGAATTTGTTGATAATTATATGTTAGCTCGTGATTCAAAAGCATTAAGAGATCATATAAAATTAACACAACCAGATGTAGATTTAACATTTAAATACGAAAGGGATAACGGTGAAGACGGGGAGGCTTCAATCCCGATCACAACTAACTTTTTTTGGCCTGACGTCTGAATACCGAAAATCACTATTTAAACAAATCCACGAAATAGTTTACTATGGAGGGGGTGGATATGATTGGCATACTATATACGAAATGCCAATATGGTTAAGAAAATTTACTTATAAATCAATTGTTGAGAATAAACAACAAGAATCTGATGCCCATAAAGGTGTTACTTCTTCACAATCAAATAATACACAAATTGACTTAGCTAATCCAGATAAGAAAAAAATTCCAAATAAACAGGTTACCCCACCTAATTATGTTACAAGGACGTCAAAGAAATGACGTCCTTTAATATTTATAACAAAACAAAGTTAAATGGCTGGTCAACTAGATCCTCAAAAACAAGCACAATATAATAGAGAACTTGAAAAAACCAAACAAATTCAAGGTGAACAAGTTAAAAGTGTTGAAGATTTAAAACAATCCTTACAGGATGTTTTATTCTTAACTAGGGATTATGCATCAGAAGCCAGAAGTGCCACCAAATCTGTATTTGAAAATACAATTCAAGCATCAGCAGCAGCTAAATCATTTAAAGACCTTTCAAGTAGTTCCCGAGACATAACACGAGAATATGGTGAAATAGCTAAAGGTAGTAAGAAAATATCAGATATAAGTAAAGATTTATTTAAACTAGAAAAAAATAAACAATCACTTGCAGTAGAGCAACAACAAGCTTTAAGTAAAATACTTACTACCACAAGATTTGGAGCTGAAGCACAAGACGATATTAACACAGCTATGAAGTCCACATCAGGACTTCAAGATATTATGTTTAAATACGCTCAAGATTTAACTGCTGAAGAACAAACTCTTTTAGACTTATATAATCAACAAAATGTAGCATTAGATCAACAAGGAGACGAACTTGAACAAATTGAACAACACTCTAAAAATATAGGTAGTGCTGCTAGTTTATTTGGTGATAGTGCTATTGGTTTACAAGATATAGGAAAGGGGTTAGATGTATTTTTGAATAAATTGGGTATGGGTTCAATATCTGATAAATTAGGTTTAGAAGAAGCTTCTAAAAGTACCCGTGAATACGCCGCGGGTTTGGAGGGTGTTAGAGAAAATGGAGGAACCATATTAGATAAATTCAAATCAGTTGGACATTATACAGGGCAAATGGGTAAAAATTTATCCAAATCCTTAGGACCAGCTGCAGCATTATCAGTTATAGCAGGTCAATTTGCAAAAGCATTCCAATTAATTGACAGTGCCTCGGGTGAAATGGCTAAAAATTATGCTATATCAAATGCGGAAGCTCAAAAATTAGTAGGTAATAATAATAGAATAGCAACAACATCAGGTAATACTGCTTTAAATACTAAAAATATAGGTGAAGCTCAAGCTTCTCTAAATGCTGAATTTGGAACATCAACTGTATTTTCAGATAAACTATCATCTGATTTTGCATTAATCCAAAAAAGATTGGGATTATCAGCCGAAACAATGGGTAGATTAACAGTACTATCTATGGCTAATGATGGAAACATGATGGATCAGTTAGAAACTATCCAAGGTGTTACATTAGAATTAAATAATCAAGAAGGAATATCATTAAATCAAAGAGATATTCAAGAAGGACTTAGCCAATTATCAGCATCTCAGTTGATAGCTAATAAAATGAATACTAAGGAATTAACTAATCAAGTATTCCAAGCAAAATTATTAGGTGTTAGTCAATCACAATTAGAAGGTATTAGTTCGAATTTACTAGATTTTTCATCTTCAATAGAAGCTGAAATGCAAGCTGAATTGTTAACTGGTAAAGAATTAAATTTAGAAAGAGCAAGAGCCGCAGCATTAACTGGAGATCATGCGACATTAGCTCAAGAATTAAGACGTGAAATGGCTGGTTTAACAGATGAGCAAAAACAAAACCCAATTATAATGAATCAGTTCGCACAAGCTTTGGGTATGAGTAGAGAAGAATTATCAAAAGCTATGGTAGAACAGCAAAAACTCGACTTTTTAAGAAGTAAAGGTTTTAAATCCATGTCTGAAGTCCAAGAAGACTATAACAAAGCAGTTAGAGAAGGTAATTTAGATGAAGCTCGTAGGCTTGAATTGATGGATGAAGGGCTGGGGAATCAATTGAAATCTGCAAATATGCAGGAAAGGTTAAACGATGTAATGGCTAAATTTACTGATATGTTTGTAAATATAGCAGAAAAAATGATGCCTATGCTTGAAGGTTTAGCATCCATAGTAGAAAGTCTTATCCCTTACATGGGAATGATAGCGGGTGGTTTGTTAGGAGGAATGGCAGGGGGTCCATTAGGAGCACTTGCAGGTATGGGTGCAGGTTTGGCTTATGATTTTAAGAGAAATAATGAAATAACACCTACAGGTGATTTAAGTATAGATCCAAATGGAGGTCCTATTGTAATGTCTCCAAGAGAAGGTGGTATATTCCAAGGATCAAGAAATGATGGAGTTTCAATGAGCCCATCTCACGGAGCTTCAGGTGGTGGTAATAATGGTGAAGTAGTTTCATTACTAAAAGAACTAATAGGAGCTGTTAAACAAGGTGGTGATGTTTATATTGATGGAGCTAAAGCAGGTAGATCATTAGCATTGTCAACTTCTAGAATGGGTTAATATTTATAATAAACAAAAAATAAAAATACAATTATGGCTTTACTTGACAAATTAACAACAGCAGGTTCTAACCTTTCAAATTTAAATGGTAGCACAGCAACAGTTCCTAACTTTGCAGGCTCTAAACTACATGACACTTATTCAATTAATAATATACCTGTAGTTCCTGGGAAACCAACACCATCTTTATTAGATTTACAAGGTGAAGTACCAGCTAATAATTACAGAGACAACGCACCTGAGAACTCTACTTTTTAATATATGCCTTTAATAGACCTAAAAACGAATTTTAAATCATTAAAGTTTGGGAATGACAGACCAGGAGGTGGATCTAGTAATCAACCTTATGTTCAGAAACCCATCCCTGAAAATGATCAACCCGGCATTTTAGCAACAGGTGGTCCTGATTTCCTTTTAAGAGGGGGAATTTTGGCACCACTTAAAGCTGCTAATGATGTTAGTAGATTATCTCAGATGTTTTTTGATTTTAAATCTCCAAACGGTCCATTATTTATAGCAAAACAAAATTTATTATCTCGTACTTCTGTTAAAACCGAAGCATCTAAAGGACCAGCATATGGTGGTGGTGGAGTTAATCAAGGTGTATATTTACCTACTTCTACAATAGCACAAGCTGGAGTAGGAATGGCAGGTATACATTTAAATTTATTAGGTATAGACCCATCAGGTTTGTCTATATTAGGTATAAATGATTACTTTGGTATAATTAAAGACCAAAAAGATAAAAATAAAGAAAATAGATTAGTAGAATTAACTAAAAATACTGATCCCGTAAATATATTAGAATATGGTGGGGGTCCTGGTTCTATATTAGGAATTGGTAAAACAAAAATACCATTTGCAGATCAGAGAACAGGAAAAAATAATCCTAATTCTAAAACAGGTAGATTTTTAGGTAATAACGAATTAACTAACCCTACAACTCCTGAAGATTTTACCCCTTCAAACTCAAACCCTAGAATAGGACAAGATTTTAGGAAAAAAATAATAGACAATAACCAACTTACAGATTCTACTATATTAGCAGTGTCTCCAGGTTATACAGGTGGTAAAGCACTTGATACTAGAGTAAATCAAGGTAGCCCTGGAAAACGTAAAAGTGTTTACAATTATTCAGTACCCGCAGATCAATTAATACCATTAGATAAAATCACCGCTTTACCAATGTATGAAGGCGACTATCCTGATGGAGCTAATGCCATTAACGATTTAGTTAAATTTAGAATAGCATCCATTAATAACGATGGAAATGGTACTTCAGCAGTTTATATGCATTTTAGAGCATTTATAGACAGTTTCTCAGATAATTATAATGCCACATGGAATCAAGTACAATATGTTGGTAGAGGTGATTCATTAGGAAATTATGGTGGGTTTACTCGTGATATTAGTATGGGATTCACAGTTTTTGCTCAATCAAAAGCTGAATTAATTCCAATGTATAAAAAATTAAACCATTTAGCATCTACATTAACTCCAGACTATACAAGTGCTGGGTTTATGAGAGGTAATTTAGTACGTTTAACTATGGGTGGTTATATTTACGAACAACCAGGTTATTTTACTTCATTAAATTATACAATCCCTCAAGAATCACCTTGGGAAATAGGCATTGATGAAAACGGAGATTCAGATGAAAGTGTAAAAGAATTACCTCATATGATTCAAGTAACTCTATCATTCACACCTATTCATAAATTTTTACCACAAATAGCTAAAACACCATCTGAATTAAATAATGGTAATGATGATGAACAATATAACAATCCTAAAGAACGTTATATAGCTTTAGCTGATGGTACAACAGAAAAATATAGCAATTATAAAGATTTCTATTTACCACAACTAGCACCTGGAGAGTATGTTGAGAATAGAGGTGAAGATGTTACTGACACATCTACCCAAACAACTGATAATCAAATAAGTTTAATATAACAGTAATTTTACAACAATGAAACGTTATAACACAATAAAGACTTCAAAAAATACTAACGAAAATGTTGGAACACTGGGTACTTCTTATTATCTTAATACTCAATATCCGGAAATACCATTATCTGAAAGTGATATTTATGTAATTACGGATTTTGGAGACAGATTAGATTTATTAGCTAATCAATTTTATAATGATGTTACTTTATATTGGATTATAGCAACTGCAAATCCTAATGAAGTTAATTTTGGTTCTTTATTTATACCTGAAGGTACTCAGTTAAGAATACCAATTAACATAAGTTCAATCGTTGATAGTTATATTGAGATAAACAGTTTATAGTATGCCGCTTTTAGGACAACCATTTAAAGACTATGTAAGGGAACAAGTTGATATAAGACAATCATCATTGGGTAAATACTCAAATATCTCCACATCAGACCTAAAATATTATACAACAAAGACACCTTGGATTAGATTAGCTAGTGGTGTAAATATATCAGAAACTGAAGCTAGTAGTAATAGTGTTTTAAATAAAATTTTATCATCTAATAATAGTATATCAAGAAATCAAATTGTAGGTGATAATTTAGCTAAAAACTTAATATTACAAGGTGGAGTAACATCAGATGAAAAACTCAACTCTGGTTTAAATAAACAAAATAACGGATTATTTAATGGTGCGTATGGTTGGGGTGGGATAAAAGAAAGAGGATTTGTCCCTATGCCTGGTATTACTAATGCTGATGTTCAGTATTTAAATAATGGCGCTTTAACTAAAACCACAATTAATATTAGATGTTTTAGCAAACAGCAATTCCAACTTATAGATGTTTTATACCTTCGTCCGGGGTATACTCTTTTACTAGAGTTTGGACATAGCGTTTATTTAGATAATAGTGGTAAATTGAAATCATTTGATAATTTCTCTACTCAACCCCTAAGAACACTTTTAAACCCAGGAAGTAAAAATCAATTTGATATTTATAGAGAAATTGAACAAACCAGAATAGATCGTAGTGGAAATTATGACGCCGTATATGGTAAAATATCTAATTTTAATTGGCAATTCAACCCTGATGGGAGTTATGATTGTCAGGTAATATTAACAGGTATGGGTGATGTTATAGAATCACTTAAAATCAATGTAAATCAAGACCTCCAAAAAATATCAACAACATCAGTAAATGGTAAAAATGATGAACCTTCAGAAACCACAGTATCTCCTATAATAGCTAATAAAGATAAAACTTTATTAAATCAAGTTATATATAAAATTTTTCAAGATACAATTAATGAAAAAAGTCAAGAGGACTTTCAATCATTTTCTCATACAATAACTGATTTCCCAACATCAACTACATTATCCAAAACCATTAGTTCTGATAAAGAATTTATACGAGAAGATCTTAAAATTAAAAACGCAATATTAACAGTTCCTAAAACAACATCTGATAGTGATGTACATCAAGCCAAACAAATATACATGACTTTTGGAACTTTAATGGCTTATATTCAATCACGATTTTTATTATATAATAATGTAGGTGATAAATCAATTCCAATATCTTCGATTGATATGGATTTTAATGATCTATCTAAAGATGAAAATTATATATTAACATTCCCTGGAAGTTTTTCATCTGATCCTACTGTTTGTTTAATACCATATACTAACACAAATTCACCTTCACCAGATTTAAAAATGCCTAACTCACTACTTAATAAAGCTTTATCTAAAGTTTCTAAGTGGAAAGTTTCAGAATCTTTATATTTAGGAAGACTATCAGGTGTTTTTGTTAATGTGAATTATATAGACCAAGTAATATCAAATTTACCACAAGATGATAATAACACAATTTCCATTTTATCATTCCTTAAAGAAATAATAAAAGGTATTACACAATCATTAGGTGGTTTTAACCAAATATCAGTACGTACTACTATAGATGGTAAAATTCAATTTGTAGAAGATATACCAGCTAATTATGGTGTAGCACCTAAAGGTAAACATGCTCATTTTAAAACATTTGGGGTTGAATCTGGTAAAGGTAGCTTTATAAAAAATATAAATCTAACGGCCGAAATTTCAAGTGATTTTGCCTCTATGATCTCAATTGGAGCCCAATCAAATGGTAATCAATTTTCTGCAAATGCCACTGCATTTTCTAATTATAATTTAGGGTTAGAAGATAGATTAATTGAAGAAAAATCTTCATATACCCCTCCATCTCCAACGAGTGGCAGTGTTAAAAATGATAAAAATATTGAATCTAATTGGACTAAAATGTCTAGAATAAGATTTATAGAAGGTGGAGAAGGTACTAAGGAAGGAATAAAAGAATCAATATTTGATTCGGTTTATGAAGATAGAAATTTCTTAAGTGAAAATATAACATCTTTAAAATCTTTAAACACAACTCATGCTGGTTTAGTTTTAGGTAAGTTATCCCAACCATCTGAAAATCAACAATTAGAATCACCATTTTTCCTACCATTTAATTTTTCATTAGAAATGGAAGGACTATCAGGGATGGTATTATATCAGAAATTTGAAATTAGTGAAGAGGTTTTACCACCTTCGTATGAAAAGGGTGGAGTTGAAATCCAAATTAAAGGAGTTAACCATTCAATAAATAATACAGCTTGGACAACTAAGCTAGATACTTTATCTACTCCAACGGCTAAAGTATATAAAAATGAACAAATCCAACCTTATGAATTTGGTGGTGGTGGTGAAGGTTTTAATCCATCCAACTCAAAAGAAAGTTGTGAGATAGAATTTGGAAACGAACCTTACTCAACAGCCTATAATATCCATTTTAAAAATAATATTTTTAAAGAAACTTTTGTAGATCTAGATGGTTCTGTGAAAGATATTTTAGAATATGGTCCTAAATATAACTTAACATTTAGGGGAGAATCACTTGAAAGTTCGAAGTTTAATAAACTTATGACAGATGGAGACGGAAATGAACTACCTAAAGAAGGATGGAAAGTAGCAAGATCATTATATGAAGCTATAAATGTAATTGGAATTGAAATGGATAAACCATTTAGTGGTTTTGGTAATGTATCTCCAACTACTATAAATAGTGGATATCGTTCACCTGTATATAACTGCACAGTACCAAATTCAGCCAAAAACTCCGTTCATAAAACTGGGGGAGCTGCAGATATTGGAATTAGATCAGATAAAGTAGAAACACTTTACAACCTTATTTTAAGATTAATGAATGAAAATAAGATTCCTAAAGGCGGTTTAGGTAAATACAATAGCTTTGTTCACTATGATATTAGAGGGGTTTTAAAAGAATGGTAAGAGAAAAACCAAATAAAATATGACTTATATACCTTCAAATAGAATAAAAACCAATTTATACACTAATGGATATGAATTAAAAATTTCATCTACTGGGGTAAATTATGTAGGTCCGTATTGGAAGAAATATACTGGTGAAATGTTTACGGGTAAAACACCTAATGATAAACCATCTCAATTATTAACACCATTTACCCCAGCACAATCAAATAATGCTTTAACTAACAAAACATCATATTCATTAATAGAAATTGATGATACTGATACTACCTTAGTACAAGAATATTTAAATGCTAATCAACTTGACTACTCAAAACAAGTAAAATTCTTACCTCTTCCATTCTACCCAACACCTACTAAAGAGGATTATGATTTAGGAGTTTTTCCAAGATATTTTTGTGTAAAAACAAATGAAAATGCTTATATTGAAATAAGTAAAAAAACATATGACGCCATAACAACACAAAAGAAAGATTGGTTATGGGAATTGTACACACCATTTCAACTTATATGGACTATTAAGGGTGAAGAAAAAGAAGTAGAAAAAACAAACTACAATATAACCATACTCCAAGAACAAAGACTAAAAAGAGTAGGACTTAAAGAATTTTTAAGAAACAACTACCTAAAGTTCTTCAAATAAAATTTGGATATCTAACATTTTCACATTATATTGATACAAAACAAAAGTTATGTATTGGTTGATCGAAAATCAAAGTCAATTAGAAGAGTTATATAATAGTGATTTAGAGGATGCTTTTATTGAAATAATTCCATTTTCAAATGAAGTCCACCCCGTAGAAAATCAAGTATGTGCTATTTACATAAGGCCGCTAAATTCAACGAAGGGGTATATTGCGTCTATTTCCCATAGTGAAACGCTATCGCTTGATATACGCGAAGTAAAGCGCGTAATAAGCAAATTTAAACGCATATACGTTAGGGATAAAAAAGAATTCTTACATTATTTCATTTTAAAAACTCTTCTCGACACAACACTACAACAACCTCCGTATATACAAGACTACACACAAACACATAGTTGGTTTTACCACAAATATAAAAATAAAACAGATGTGAACCGCATTATACCCATTGTTAAACACTATGAGTATTGTGAAAAAACATTTGATGACCTTAAAAATAGAATTAATGAGCCAGTTAACGACTTTTACAACAACAAAGCCTCAGTGGTGTTCAACGCCATTGAACGAAGTGGAATACAAGTTGATAGAGAAAAATTCGAACCGCGTTTTCACTTACTTGATACCAACACCGTCTACAGCCAATTTAACTTCAAGACACTTACAACAAGACCTTCAAATAAATTCAACGGAGTTAACTTCGCGGCGATAAATAAAGAAAATGGGGATAGACAATGTTTTATCCCAAGTAATGACTTGCTATTTGAAATTGATATATCCGCTTATCACCCAACGTTACTTGCGAAACAAATTGGTTACGAATTTAAAGAAAAAGACATACACCAAGCGTTTGCCGATATGTACCAAGTGGATTACAAAAAAGCTAAGGAACTTACGTTTAAACAAATGTATGGAGGAGTCTTCAAACAATATGAGGAGCTGGAATTTTTTAGTAAAATGAAGGTATATACTGATGATTTGTGGGCTCGTTTTCAAAATGAGGGTTTTGTTGAATGCCCTGTTTCAAAGCACATATATAGAAATGATGTGTTGACGGATATGAAACCACAAAAATTGTTAAATTATATACTACAAAATTTGGAAACCGCAACTAATATTTGTATCTTGTGGGAAATGTTTCGTGTATTAAGAGGTAAGAATACTAAATTAATACTATATACGTATGATTCATTCACATTCGATGTAGATAAGAGTGAGAAAGATACCATTAAGGAAATAATTGAGATATTCAAAAAATATGACCTGGGTATTAAAATGGAATGTGGTAAAAATTACGGAGAAATGAATAAAGTTGAATGTTCTTTAGTGTAAGTTAATTGCATTGGAACTTGGTTATTAAAAATAATGGTCGTATATTTACGCATAAGTTAATAAGTTATAAAATAAATTAAAAACAAAATAAAAAATTAAATAAGTTATGGAGTCGATTTTGAGCAAAAGAGGTGATACGTATACCCAAGGTTATGATGTTATAACCGACATTAAAGATATTAAAGGTTTGGCCTTACAAAATAAGTTATTCTGTACATTCACTACTCTCGATGAGCTAGATAATCTAGTTGAGAGTATTACTTCTAAGTATGACGTGATGTACAATAAAATATTCGTTTTACACGTTAAAAGTAATAATGAATATGTTTGCACCTACAATATTGATTTAGGAAATGTTTCTGAGATTCCTCCTAACACAATTTTAGTTCACCGAAAAAAAGATTCTAACACTTTGTATACTATCAATGCTCTAAATGAGTTGATTAAGTGTTTAAACGGTGGAGTTGTAGACACTCGATTCCCGATCGATTGGCAACATTACAAAAATACAATCTTACTTACCCAGCATGATGAGCTTAAACAGCTAAAAACAAAGATTTACAAAATAATTGAACTCTAGTTTGGATACCCAAATTATCGTTCGTATATTCAAGTTATAAAATTAAAAATTAGTTATATTATGGATTTAAATGTTATCAAACAACGCTTGGAGTCACTGAACAAGCAAAAAACAAACAACAGTGGAAGAAACAATACTAAAAACCTATTCTGGAAACCAACAGTAGGTAAACAAGTAATTCGTGTCGTACCTTCTAAGTACAACAAAGCAAACCCATTCTCAGAGATGATGTTTTACTACGGAATTGGTAGTAAGAGAGTTATGTCTTCACCTCAAAACTGGGGAGAGAAAGATCCGATTATGGAATTTGCTAAGCAACTTAGAGGAACTAACGATAGAGAAAATTGGAGACTAGCTAAAAAGCTTGATGCCAAAGTTCGTATTTTTGCTCCTATTATCGTAAGAGGACAAGAAGATGAAGGTGTTAAGTTGTGGCAATTCGGTCAACAAGTTTACCAAGAGTTTTTAAATATGGCTGCTGACGATGAAATTGGTGATTTCACTGATATCGTAGAAGGTAGAGATATTAAATTAACTACTGTAGGACCTGAAGTTACAGGAACACCTTACAACAAGACAACAGTAAATGCTTCAATGAAAACATTACCGTTAGCTGATACTGAAGAAACTGTTAAAAGTTTACTTGAAAATCAAGCTGATCCTTTGAAAGTATTCAAACCACTTTCTTATGATGAAATGAAAGGTGCATTACAAGAATGGTTATCACCTGAAGATAATGAAGAGGAAGGTTCAATCGTATCAGAACCAGCTGTAGCATTCGATAATGATGTTAAAGAAGAACCTAAATCTAATTATTCTCTAAGTCAACAAAAAACTCCTAAGAAAACAAAAACAGAGCAATTCGATGATTTGTTTGGAGATGATGACAAAACTGATGATTTACCATTTTAAATAAAGTAATATGCCAAGAGGAAAAAACAGAAAATCACTCTCGGAGGCTGTCTCCTCCGAGATTAAAGCGAACTTTAATTTAGACAGTTTTAAAACTAAGAAAGGATTATCATCCAAAGCTAAATTTAAAGAACAAACTTGGATTCCACTATCAAGTGCATACCAAGAAATTACATCAGTACCTGGGATACCTCAGGGTCACATTGTATTACTTCGTGGACATTCAGATACAGGAAAAACAACTGCTTTAATTGAAGCAGCTGTATCAGCTCAAAAACGAGGTATTATGCCAGTTTTTATTATCACTGAGATGAAGTGGTCATGGGAACATGCTAAAATGATGGGACTTGAAGTTGATGAAGTTGTTGATGAAGAAACAGGTGAAGTAATTGATTACAGTGGTAATTTTATCTATGTAGATAGAGAAACTATTAACTCAATCGAAGACGTTGCTGGTTTTATTCTTGATTTGATTGACGAGCAGAAAAAAGGTAATTTACCTTTTGATTTATTATTCTGTTGGGATTCAATTGGGTCAGTACCTTGTGAAATGTCGTTAAAGTCAAATAAAAACAATAACGAATGGAATGCAGGTGCTATGTCAACACAATTTGGAAACAATGTTAACCAACGAATTGTAATGTCTAGAAAGGAAAGTAGTCCTTTTACAAATACACTTGTTGCAATTAATAAAGTATGGACTCTTAAAGCAGAATCACCTATGGGTCAACCCAAACTAATGAACAAAGGTGGATATGCAATGTGGTTTGACTCAACATTTGTAGTTACATTTGGTAATGTTATGTCAGCTGGAACATCTAAAATTAAAGCAATTAAAGATGGTAAGCAGGTAGAATTTGCTAAACGTACTAACCTACAAATTGATAAAAATCACATCAATGGAGTTACTACTAGAGGTAAAATTGTAATGACACCTCACGGGTTTATTCTTGATAATGATAAAGCACTTAAAAATTATAAAGATGAACACAAAGAAGCTTGGAAAAAAATTCTAGGTGGTGGTGATTTTATAATTGCTGAAGAGGAACAAGCATACACTGATATTTCAACATTCTCAGATGAACCTCAATAATTAATACATTAATCTTATACTGAGTAGAGGCAGTAGAAGGATTTACAATAATTTTATTAGAAACTCAAGCGTTAGTAGTTCCCCTCTACCCTCGAAAGCGCTTGGGTTTCTTTTTTTTTAAGAAAACCTATTATTATTCGTTTATTCGAAAAATAGTTCGTATATTTACATTATAAAATTTAAAATAAGTTATGGATAAAAAAGATTTACTAAATCTTCTCAACAATATGGATGAGAAAAAACCTGAAACAGTTGAGGGTGAAAGAGTATTAATGATAGATGGTTTAAACCTATTCTTTCGAAATTTTGCAATGTTAAATATGGTTAATCCTGATGGAGTTCATATTGGAGGTTTAGGTGGATTTTTCCGTTCATTAGGAGCATTAATACGTCAAATTAATCCTACTCAAGTATATGTGGTATTTGATGGTGCTGGATCTTCAAACAATAGAAAAAACTTACTCCCTGAATATAAATCAGGTAGAAATTTACAACGTATTACTAATTGGGATGCATTTGATGATTTAGAAGATGAAGATGATGCTAAAATAGATCAAATAGTTAGAATAATTCAATACCTAAAAACACTACCAGTTAAAACCGTATCATTAGATAAAGTAGAAGCTGATGATATTATTGCATATTTGGGAACTATAATTCCCCAATCACCAAAAGATAAAGTATTTATTGTTTCTTCTGATAAGGATTTTTTACAATTAGTAAATGAAAATGTAATTGTATATCGTCCTATGGAAAAAGAGTATTATACTGAAGCTACAGTTGTAGAAAAATTTAATATGTCTCCTAATAACTTTATTATTTACAAAACCCTAATGGGTGATAATTCAGATAAAGTTGCAGGAGTTAAAGGATTAGGTCCTAAAAAATTAAAGAAATTATTTCCTGAGTTAAGTGAAAGGGATTTATCATTAGATGATATCTATGATATATGTGAAGCTAAATTTAAGGAGAATGTAATATATGCCCGTATTATACAAACAATTGACAGTTTAGAGAAAAATTACAAAATTATGGATTTATCAAATCCAATGTTAGATGAAAATGATAAAAACTATTTAAAGCAGGTTGTAGAATCAGAAAAACCTACATACCTTCCAGACCAGTTTTTAGGCATGTATAATACTGACAGATTAGGAAACATAATTCGAAATGTAGAATACTGGATTAAAGATGTATTTGAAAAATTAAGTTAAATCTAAAATAAGTTATAAATAAATTAATTAAACTAATTAAAAAGTTATAAAATGACATTAAATTCCCTAAACCAATATGGACCCGCGTTTCAGATCAAAGTAATCTCTGCGTTATTAACTCATAAAGAATTCTTAACCAACATTCACGATATAATCAGTGATGAATATTGGGATAATCAAGCACATAAGTGGATTATAAATGAGATAATCAGATATTATGATAAATATAATACCACTCCTTCGATGGACATTTTAAAAGTGGAATTAAAAAAAGTAACAAATGATGTTCTTAAAGTTTCTATTAGAGAACAACTTAGAGAGGCATATGAGGCATCAAATGAAGATTTAGAATATGTAAGGGAAGAATTTTCAACATTTTGTAAAAACCAACAACTTAAAAAAGCATTACTTAGTAGTGTTGATTTATTAAAAGCGGGTGATTTTGATGGTATTAAATTTCTAGTAGAATCAGCATTAAAATCAGGCCAAGATAAAAATGTAGGACACGAATATAATAAAGATATTGAAGCTCGATTTAGAGAAGATGCTAGAGTCGTAATACCAACCCCTTGGGATAGAGTTAATGATTTGGTGCAAGGTGGAATAGGGAATGGTGATTTTGGTTTAATATTTGGTAATCCTGGTGGTGGTAAATCTTGGAGTTTAGTTGCTTTAGGTGGTTATGCCGTGAGAATGGGATTTAATGTTTTACATTACACTTTGGAATTAGGTGAAGATTATGTGGGGCGTAGATATGATGCTTACTTTACAAACACTCCAGTTGATCAAATACTTAAAAATAGGAAAAAAGTAGAAGATGTAATCCCACAATTACCTGGTGAATTAATTATAAAAGAATTCCCAATGGGTAGAGCAACAATATCCACAATTGAATCACATATTCGTAAAGTAACTGATTTAGGAACTAAACCAGATTTAATTATTATTGATTATGTTGATTTACTTTCATCAAGAAAAAGAACAGCTGATCGTAAGGGTGAAATTGATGATATTTATACGAGCACTAAAGGACTTGCTCGTGAATTAGATGTGCCTATTTGGTCAGTTTCACAAGTAAATAGAGCAGGTGCTAAAGATGACGTGATTGAAGGAGATAAAGCAGCGGGGTCATATGATAAGATTATGATTACTGATTTTTGTATGTCTCTTTCAAGAAAAGCAAAGGATAAAGTAAACGGAACAGGTAGATTTCATATTATGAAAAATAGATATGGAATGGATGGTTTAACATTTGGTGTAAAAGCTGATACCTCAACGGGCCATTTCGAAGTACATGATTATGATCCTGATGCTGAATTTGAAAATGAATCTAACTCTCAACAGAGACAAAACCCAAATGATTTAGATCAATTTGATAAGCAAATGTTGAGTAGTAAATTTTTTGCATTAAATGCATAACTAACCAAACTAAACCAAACAAATATGCCAAAGAAAAAATCATTACTACAAGAACGAGTTGTATACAAACCGTTTGAGTACCAACAAGCAGCTGACTACTGGTTAAAACAACACCAAGCACATTGGCTTCACACAGAAGTTCCTATGATGTCAGATTTAACTGATTGGAACTCAAACCTAAGTGAAACAGAAAAAAATATAATTGGATCTATTCTAAAAGGATTTGCACAAACTGAAACTGTAGTAAATGATTATTGGTCAGGGTTAGTAACAAAATGGTTTAGAAAACCAGAAGTAATAGCTATGGCTACTACTTTTGGTGCTTTTGAAACAATTCATGCTGAAGCATATTCTTTATTAAATGAAACATTAGGATTGGAAAATTTTGATGAATTTATGGAAGATGAAGCTACAATGGCTAAAATTGAAAATCTTACGGATGTTAGAGATAGCTTTAAAGATGAAAATGATCTTCATGAAATAGCTAAATCACTTGCAATATTTTCAGCCTTTACTGAAGGTGTTAATTTATTTAGTTCTTTTGCAGTTTTATTGTCATTTAAAATGAGAAATAAACTTAAAGGAGTTGGGCAAATAGTAGAGTGGAGTATCAGAGACGAATCATTACACTCAGAGGCTGGGTGTTGGTTATTTAGAACACTTATAGAAGAAAACCCTAAATTAAAAACCCCTGAATTAGAAGCAGCAATCAATGAGGCAGCTTTATTATCATTACAACTTGAATTAGATTTTATTAAAAAATGTTATGAGTTAGGTGATTTAGAGGGATGTTCACAATATGATTTAGAAAACTTTATTAAGAATAGAGTTAATGCTAAATTAGGTGATCTTGGATATAAAGGAATTATTACAGATATTGATATGACATCTGTTGAAAGGATGAAATGGTTTGATCATTTATCTGCAGGAAAACAACATACAGATTTCTTTGCTAATAGAGTAACTAATTATAGTAAAGGTCATTTGCAGTGGGATGAATCAATATTTTAAATATAAAGGAGAAGATAAATAATGGATAACAATAGTTTAATAGCAGATTATACAAAGTGGGAATGTGGTAAAGATTATCCTGAATGGTTTGATGATGTTTCATTGTCAACTATTAGTAAAGGATACTTATTACCTGGTGAAACTCCTAAAAAAGCATATAGAAGAGTTGCACATGCTGTAGCATTAAGATTGAATAGACCTGATTTAGAAAATAAATTTTTTAAATATATTTGGAATGGGTGGATTGGATTAGCATCTCCCGTCCTTAGCAATACAGGTACAGATAGAGGCCTTCCTATTAGTTGCTTTGGCATAGATACCCCCGATTCAGTGCGCGGTATTGGCCTTACAAATGCGGAACTAATGCGTCTCACAAGCTATGGTGGGGGCGTTGGAATATCGCTGAATAGAATTAGAGGAAGAGGTGAATTTATTACTGGAAATGGCAAATCTGAAGGAGTAGTTCCTTGGGCTAAAATTTATGATTCAACTATTATTGCAACTAACCAAGGATCAGTTAGAAGAGGTGCTGCCTCTGTAAATTTAGATGTTGACCATAAAGACATTAAAGAATATTTACAAATTAGAAGACCTAAAGGAGATCCTAATAGACAATGTCTTAATTTACATCAATGTGTGGGTGTAGATGATGCTTTTATGAAACGTTTACAAGATCGTGATAGTGAAGCTATGTCTATATGGTTAGAAATATTGAAATCACGAGTAGAAACGGGTGAACCTTATATCATGTTCAAAGATAATGTTAATAAAGATAATCCTTTAGCATATCGTATGAACAATCTTAATGTAAGCATGACTAATATTTGTACTGAAATTACATTACATACAGATGAAGAACATTCATTTATTTGCTGTTTATCTTCTTTAAACTTAGCAAAATACGATGAATGGAAAAACACAGATGTAGTTGAAATTGCTACTTATTTCTTAGATGGTGTAATGGAAGAATTTATTACAAAAACTAATGGTAAAGATTCTATGGCTAGAACTCATAGACATGCTAAAAAAGGTAGAGCATTAGGTTTAGGTGTAATG